TGAGATTCACCTCTAATTTCCTTTTATGGTGTTTACACTTAGGACAGAAATACACCGCGTCAGTTCCCTTTCTGATACGCGCTTTTTGTTTCAACACCTTGTTAAGCAAAGAAACTTTTTCTTCCAGTAACATCAATCTATCTTACGGTGAAACACCAAAACACTCAATTTAGATTATCTTTCGCTAACGCCAGTACCATGGCGTCATACATATCGGAGTTCTTTTCGTCCCAGTTTCCCTTTTTATTCAAAGTATCGAACTTGTGGATGTCGTGAATTTTTTCAAGATGCATTTTTACAAAAACTTTCGACTTTATACCCTTCTCACGACATTTACCTAGAACACTTTTTCTAGCCGTATTGACGTTCCACAATTTTATTGGTTTATTCCACCGTTCAGAGAGGATGTATTCAAATACGGCATTGAACCTGGACAGTTTTATTATGACCTGTTGGGAGGTAAATCCACCTGCAAAACCGCTGAGTGCTGCTTCCAGATGAATTTTTTCTATCTTTGAAAAACATGGATGTATTTCCAAAACTCCTATAACTTCCGATGTCTTTTCCTTCGACGTCTCGAAGTTTTTTATGTTTATAAAACCAGCAGACTGTACCACGGAGTTTTGGGCAAAAGCCCACCCAACTGTACTAGTAGACGCATCTAATCCTAAAACCATATGGAATACATATAGTTCTAAATTAGATAAGAATTAACCCTTATACTTCTTGTTCGAGTGACCTTTTAGAAAGATTGATTCTTTCTTAGGAAACCCCGTATCTTTTCCGCCTTTAGTAAATCCATCTGCGAATTCATTAGAGAATCCGTCTACAGTCGACTTTCCAGCAGATTTTGCATCGAAAGCACCGCCACATTTTGAGTTGGAATAACGGTCTTCCATAGTCGTCACGAGAGATTTTCTGTCAGTCTGTTCCATATTCTATAAATATACATCAGATATCAAATCGGATAATAAAATTGAGAGGAAAGTAACCCTGATTCTTTATTGGTGTACCGAGCTTCGCGACTCCTATCAAATCCAATCCATTGTATAAACCAATTGTCGTCACATACGGGGATAGGTTCGAGCCTGTGGAGAAGGAATCCACGGTCATATCTCTTAAAAATTCCGATTTTATTGATCTCGGCTGACCTCTACCTGTCAAGGTGTTCAAATATCTTATAATTCCATCGAAAGTGTTCCTAGAATCCGATGCCATAGACCTAGAGCGCAATAACGGAGAAATGTTATCCGAATTTAATTTACCTACAAAGAACTTCCAGAGTATCTTTATATCCAATTCATCCGTTTTACCGTCTGAGTTTATATCAAAATCTTCAAAAATTGTATCGGTGACATATTCATAGATCCCTGCTGGCACGGTTGCAGCTATCAAACTTACTCTCGTCTTGTTTTCAAAAGAGTTTGATACGTGATAGTGGAACACACTTGACTCGGACTGTTCCTCCGATGTGTTTGGATTTAAAAACGTGAAGAGTTCCCACCATGATTCGCTTCCGGTGTTTTTTTTGTAGATCGATCTGAGAATAAAATCACAGTCGTTAAAATCAAAACTTCCGTTTTGATTTAAATCGGCGACGCACTGGTCTACCTCATAAGACGTAGGGTTCGTCGATACGTTAAATTCTCCCGGATTAACTGTACAAATAATTTCTTTTTCAAAAAATTTCTCAGAACTTCTATAAGAAATATCGTATATTGGGACATCATTGAATCCACTCTCAAATACTGAGTTAAATGTATTACTATCCGAGGTAAAGATGATCTTACCGGTTCTGTAAAAAACGTTACCGACGTGATGATTCACACCGACGTCAGATAGATCAAATATATGAAATCCCCCATGAAAACTAGAAGATACATTCCCGTTTGAAAATGTGTAATCGATAGAATCTATAGATGTATCCAGTATAGGCATTGGATCGCCGGTTATAAGATTATCTCCAAAAATCTCTACGTCGTTGGAAAATAAGTAGTATCCTACACCTTTAAGTTTTTTTGGTTTGTATTTTGAAAAAACATCCCAACTGGAACTTACAGATGATGTGTAGACGTAAAGAATACCATTATAATCGTAATCAAAAAATTCATTGTCTATAGGGCTGTTTGTTAAAGTGTTTTTTATGTATGAAGATGTGTATTCGGATAAATACTTTGGTGAGGAGACTGCTAACGTGTCTCCGTAAATACTTACCGCATGTCCGAATCTATTGGAATGGAAATTATCAGCGTCGCCTATCAACCGAGTTTCTTTCCAGTGTGATCCTGTTAATCCATTTAGAGTGCAATACCTTTTTTCAAACACATACACAGCACCATTTCTCATATAATCCGAACCGCTGTATTCCAGTATATTTCTATCATACGGAGCGCCGATAGCAACCTTAATATCGGAATCCGATGAACAGTGGATAGAGACAGAATTTCCGAATCCATCCATAGTGTTGTTTTGGTTGAAATACGGAGTTATTGGGGCAAAAAACAGATCCTCCTCATCTTTTGTTGGAGAAAATTTCTTGGTTTCCTGCCATCCACCACTTGAAGACTCAAATAGGTAAACTTTCGAGGACGTATTATTAAAACTTCCGTTTCCTATTATGATCTTATTAAACCCCTTGTCTATTTCTAAAGCAGAACCAAAAAACACGTCAGATGATTCACTACCAGTCAAAAACGTCTGATATACATATCCGTTCGACGAACTTTTAAATAAATATGCAGACCCACGAATTCCATTTGTCTGACTAAACGGTGAACCGACTACTAAATAATCATCGTTCATAGACACGGAATATCCAAATGACCGCGACTGTTCGTTTGAATTTAAAGAGTGGGATATTATCTGAACCGGATCTGTAGAACTTGTATTGTTCAGATCGTAAAGTAAAACGAAGCCGCTTGCTGTTTTTTGTGTGGACCCAATGGAACACCTTAGATCTGTTGTAGAGACGGCTAATAAATTTTCAAATATTGACACGGCGACGCCAAAATCGGATTGAGAAATAGATGTCACCGCGCCGATGTGAGAAAGAGAGCTTGTTTTTACAGATAAAGATTTATCAAAAACAAATCTGTCAGATATTAATCTTTCTTTTTTATAAACATCTACGCTTCCTGTCTTTATTATATTAGATTGGAAAGATGGACACCCGACCGCAGAAAAGTATTCCGATGTCGCCACGGAATAACCGACGTTCGGGTGTAATGAAGATGTGTGGCGGGAATCCTTTACTATTTTTTCAAAAACGCTTCCGCTTGTGATAACATTCCCATCTCCATCATCGACAAAAGTTATAGACTGTTCTTGAGAATTGTCCTCTATCCTCAACGAGTTCTTTTGGATCGTATCTCCGAAATAAGCCTGTGGAACAGTGGCGACTTTTATAGAATTTCCTATAAACCTCTTACTTCTGTCTAAAAATACGTCTATATTCTCCAACCCTAAAACCTTAGTTGGGTCCTTTGTGTCACTGTAGTAAGAATTCTTAATTTGGTCGTAAACAAGTCTCTTATACGTTCCGTCGACGTTTCTGGAGGAACTTTCTGGCAAAAATCTCACATACTTTTCGATCTTAACCCCCTCCGCGATATTAATGAACTTGTCTCCACTTTCTTCTAAAACAAGATTAAAATCATCCACTCTGGATTCGTTTACACCACTTATAGTGAATACATCCCCTGGATATGGATAGTATCCCAAACTTAAACTCGTCTCATTAAAAGACTTGTCGTAGTAATTAAATGAGCCAGATGTGAAATTTGATGAAACCAGTCCGGACCTAAAATCCGTATAATTTATTCCGGCAGGAAGATTATCTCCGACGGAGCTTGTTGTATAGTTGGAATCCGTTAACAGAAAATTCACGGAATTTCCGGGAGATCTCCACGTCTTCGAGACGTTGAAAGGAGAAGCGGAAATATCTTCCTTACTTAGATTCTTAATCATTTGTTATAAATATAAAGAACCCAATTTTATACATCGATATAAAAACCAAGAATTAATCCACAGAGATTTTCGTTGGTCAAAAATCCATGATCAAAAATCCAAACGGATTCGGAAACTCAACTCAGACGAAAAATCTTTCCTCGCCGGCTGACTCAGCTTCGCTACAGCTATTAACTCATTTTGTTCATTGTATAACCCAACAGTTGTCACGTATGTCTTTGGGTCTTCTACCAGGGAATCGATGACTTCTCCCTTGTAACTGCCGGAGACATTTTCCGTATAAACAAAAGATGGATTATTTGAAAAATTGAAATCTTGATTCTTAACTCTTACAAAATAATGAGTGGACGGAACTATCTCCGATTTTCTCACCCTCATGTTTCGGTTGCTCACAGCGACCATCTGGTTGTAGAATCTAACGCTATTGTCGACGTGATGAGACGAATTCGACCCACTATTAAAATTCAATCCACTCAAAGACTTGAGTTTATTTGCGTTGAAAACCATGATTCCGTTTTTAGGATAGAAAAGTCCGATTCCTTGATAATCTCCGGTTGCAACAGTCCGCCCCACATCTCCATCAAAACTTCCGGAGACTATCTGATATACCAATCTCTGTTCCTTCTTTTCAGCCGGCGTCAATAACGGAGTCTCATCTATCATGTGAAGGGATGTGCTTCCGGTATCTGCTGCTAAAGCAAAGGCCCACTGGCCCTTGTCAATCTGATCATTCATCAGATTCGTAGAGAAGGCCATCACGAACACTTCTGAACTCGTTATGTATGTATTTGATGTAGAACTGCCCGTCTTAAAACTAAAAAGCCCATCTTCGTCGGATATCCCCAACAAAGTATTTGAAAATTGAGAGTATATCGATTTAGTGTTTTTGAATAAAGAACCGGTCTTTACGCCTCCACCATTTTTATCTCCGTATGCAATAGAAAAAAGCAATTGTTTTGTGGAAGCGTTACCATCGTATACGTTAGTGTAATACAATCCATTTAAAACATCATAAGCACCATTCGACCCCGTGAGCTGTTTTTGATCCGAATCCGTTCTTAATAGAGATTGCAAAAACGTGGCTTGATTTCCCGGAAAATATCCATTCGATATGGTGTTATTCTTTCCTGATATGATATCTCCCGAGTCGAACGATTGATATATTTTGAAATTATTCGCCATAGTGTTAGGATGTTACAGTAACGGTCACAGGAATACTCACTCCGCCGCCGGATTCGTTTCCAATTATAGTCAAGGTAGTGGTTGTGGTTCTATTCAAGGCGGAGGATGGTATGAAAGCGAACTCAAGCCCCACAGCATAAATAGAACTATCCACAGATCTGTCGCCGCCAAATGTAGGTGTAGTCCCAGGAGAAGAAGAAACCGGAGACTCCACGGTTACAACTAAACTACCAACTTTGCTGTTACCAAGTATTGCGGTATAACCTCCGTTTGAATTATAGTTAGAAGGGGTAGTGGCTGGAGATATAACGACTCTGCCATTATATGTAGATAATACGGATATACTTTCTTGAGAAATTGTGACCGTAGGAATAAAAGTTGATCCCTGATCAAGAGTCACGAGTTTATATTTCATAACCTGTGTCTCATCGGTGTTTGGCTCAAATATCGGAGTGTTTACGAGCGCTATCTCCTTCAAATCCTCAGTTTCAGCGTCACTGTTATAGAGCCCATAATCAATCTCATCGTCTGCTAGAGCGAATGATGTTATTTTAAGACTACCGTTCTTTGCCAACAGTTCACGTCCTTTTTTTGTAAGCACGGCGTCAACTACGATTGATTTGTTGTCTAAATATGCCATAATCTTCTAATAAATAGTCTACGATTCCGATTTTCTGTTTTATTTTAAACCTTTAATCCGGCGTTTGTATTCTTTATATTCGGTCCGACAGAAACTCTTATCACAGGACTCCTATCTTCTGTTCCTGATTGGTTTATAGTGGTATTCTCGGTTTGTCTGGATTTCCCCGTAGAGTTTCTGAGTGGCAAATACTTCCTATTTATAGGACGGAACCTCTCCACATCAGATAATAACGTGTAAGAATCCGGTATTTCCATTGTGCTTCCACTAGGGATCAACTCTACAGAATACATTGTTCTACGGACTATCCTGTCGTTTTCAAAATTCTTTATTCGTGTATATTTCTTCTGATACGCTTTGTAGATGTTGTCTTGGTAAGAAACGTAACCGTTTTCTCCCAAGAAGATGTTTGTGTCGTATTCGCTCACTCTATCTTCCACAGCCCCAAACTCGGCGAAAGAGTTTCCGGAATGAGATCGGTTATCGTGAGAAATGTATGAAATATCGACGCTGGAAGTAATCGGTGAAGAAATAGACGTCATTCCAACAAGATCGTCGACATTAATCGAAGATTTATACAATCTCATTTCAGATATTGCTGCGGGTTTTTGTTCGACTCTACTTCTTTCCAACAAAGTCGCTTCTACGAGAATACCGGAATAAACTTTGTTTCTTGCCGGCAAAACGGCTTTTAACGTCTCAAATATGCTTTTATCGATGAATATCCTATATATTGAAAACAATTCATTGAATAAAATCTTTGATACTAGATTTTTTCTATAAAAATTTCTACGGAATTCATACAATTTAGCATACCTTCTACCATATCGGTCAGCCGGTTCGACGACGGCGGAGATTATGTCGTGATCTCCGAAGAAATTCAAAATGTCTTTGTTTCTTTCGTGCACAGGTGATACAAATACTCCCAACTTCCTGGAATCCTCGTATTTATTTGATGACGATTTATAAGTCGTGGATTTCTCGTGAGACAATCTGGAATCCAAAGAATTTACAACGGTGTAATTCACCTTCTTATTTTCGAGTCTACTTGGACCGATATGCTCGGTGGGCAATTCGTTTATAACGATAAATTCCTTCGTCTGATGTGGGAAGTATGAATACGATTGAGTCGTGCAACTCCCGGTAGTTAAACTCGATGTCATGTTGCTTCCGGAAAAATTGTAAATATGTGCGAAGGATGAGGAATATCCGCTGTTTAAGTTGTTTACCACATGACCCTCCGGTGTGAGAGACGCAGATGAAAAATCCACAGGTATGCCTAAACCAAATCTAAAAAGTAAATCCTCGTAACTAGACGAAGGTTCACCCTGATAGTAAGATTCTACATTTTTGCCTCTTATAATGAAGTCTTTATCGGATAACGGGGTTGACTGAATTATGAACTTATCCATACACCCTCTGAATTTTGCTGCCGAATAATTTGGTAAACTATCAGTGTATAACTCAGAAGAATTCTCCGTTATAAAATCATAAACGGATTCCTCGGTTTCAATTATCTCTAAAACCTCGCTTACGATTTCGACTTCATTTCCTTCAACGTTTCCGAACGTGAAGAAGCCAGGAAACTCAAAAGATTCGTTGAGCGAACCGCTTAAATAAAAAGACGTCTCCAGATCTACACTCTTTCCGCCTGCTGACGAACGGTATATCTTTATGTCATACTTCACGGGGACAAAAGACGAAGATTCCTCCACCCTGAAGTTCTTGTCTATATAGTTTCTACGGAGCATTACACTCATCGGTTCATCTGAGAAAAGATACACCGGATCAGTAAGTGTGGTGAAATGGGATGATTCGTTTCTTATCGTAAAATAGAATCTTCCCAAACTTTTTCCGGTTTTTACAAATCCAAGCGAATAAATCTGAGAAGATTCCGATGATTGATCTCCGAATTTTTCGTGGAGAGGAACTATCAATCTGGATGAAGAATAGTGAGTCGGATCAATATAAAGCTTAAAATCCACGGACTTAAATCTTGATGGCCATGAACCGGATATTTCAACGTATTCGTCCACCTCTCCCTGATATTCCAGCAGATATTCTCTTTCCTCGGAAAAATATGAAGAACTAATCTCATGATCAGAATATCCTCCACCGAATTCTTTAAGAGTGATCAGATTATTAGGAACTCCGTAGATGGAAAATATTTGTCTGATGCATTCCTCTGTGCCCTTGGATTTATATACGGATGGTAAATTTATCAACATCCTCTTCCAAATAGTTTTTGTCTTCTCATCCACAGATATGCTGTTCACAAGGCTGGACTGATCCTGAGAAGATAGATAATTTTCAACTGTGTCCGACGATTCTATAAGTCCAGAAAGGCCGGGCGGAAGTTTGAAACCAAAGCTGTTTAAAATATAGCTTACAACTTTACCAGTTATTCCGTCGTTTATGTCGTGGCCGACACGTTTATATATGCCTATATTTGATATATGAAGATATAGATTATCGAAGTGGTGCCCAACCATACTCAAAAATTTCAAGTATTCATCGTTCTCTTCATCAGCATAAACAAACTCGGGACAATTGTTCAAGAGAGAATCGCGGTTATTTTTATCATAGACCTCCGATTCAGCCATTAGTTCGGAAACGGTTTCTGAAGGCGTGCTGCTTCCGGACGTTTCCACAAAAATCTCAGAAGAGGTATCATAAACGAAGTTCCCAGATTTGTAGAGATAAGCCTCATACCCATCAAAACCCCCTATAATAGAATCTAACTCAGCTTTTTTACTTGTAAGGTCTGTATAAACGCTTAATCTGTCAATTACAGCCGTAGAACCAGAATCTATCAATTCTAAGGAATCTATTTCCTCGGCCAAATTAGTTATCTGAATTACCTTATTTTTAAAAATCTTTAATCTGAGGTTGGCGGAGGAGAACACCACAAAGTTTGAAAACTCACTATAATCGACGTTTAAGTCTATTAATTTCTTGTTTATAAGGATCTTGTTTTCTACTTCTCTATTTATAGATAAATCATCATTTGAATAATATTTCGTGGAGACTGTTCTGTTGGACGGTTCGTTTAAACTTAAAGAAAAATTAGGAGTCCGTAATTTAACTGTTTTTTCCGAACTTTTCGCTGACCAGGAGATTAATTCAAATGTCGGAATTATAGATATATTTGATAAGGCGGTTTTATCTCCAACGGAGAATTTTCCGTCAAGTGGGTCTTTCAACTTAACCCACACCTCTGACAAGTTTTCTATTTTAATTGAAATTATTGGAAATATATCTCCCATTCCGAAATTGAGAGCCATCTTTAAGGGAGACTTAAACTTAACCTTATACCCATATTCCACATTTGATATAGAAGAATTTACCAATTTCAACATTATACTGTTCAAGTAAACTAACGCTGATTTAAATTCTTCTTTTTTCGATTTTGTTTCAAAAATGTTAGGATTGTAAAATTTTAAGCGGTTCTCACACACGGATGAAACTATGGCGTTGGCATAATTTCTAAGAGATTTAAATTCCCCATAAAATTCAAAATTAAATTTGAAATGGTTCTCGATGAATTCTCGGATTCCCGTGAGCTTTGTATTTTTTCCCGTCATGGAATCGTTCAAACTGACACCGTTGTATATTGATGACATCAAGTTCAACACTTCGCTGTCATTTGAAAAAGACAATAGATTCCGTAAAATCGTTATCTCGTTTGAAAAAGATTGTTTCGTAGAGTCATATAGTTCAGTGAGGTTTGCACCGTTTAACTCATAAACCATCTCATCGAAAATCTCCCTGTGTATAAAACCGTCGGCCGATAAAGAGGAAAATTCGGTGTTTAGTTTAAAGTCGAGAGGTGAGACGGATTCCAAAAAACTTACAGAGACATCATTGGTTACTGAGTCAGCGTGGTATATGAACAATAGTTTAGGAAACTCCTCGGTGGCATCGATTATTATTTCTCCCGCCGATGGTCGATAAACTATGTTTTTTAGATAATCCGTAGAACCATTCTTTGACCCCCCACGGACTTTGCTAAAACGGATCTTCCTGACATCAGAACCACTCACCTTTACAGTATGAACTATCCCCGATTTTAATTTTAGACTATTAGATCCATCCAAGGTAAGAATATTCCTCTTAATCTCCAGAGTGTGTTCCTCCGACACCCTCTCAGACTTAAATGATTTTACTAACTTAATCTCTTTCCTAGAGTTGCTTATTTCTTTTATTATCAGTGGATTATTTGAAGAAAATGTAGAATAAACCGGATTTACGGATAGATAAAAGTTGTTGGAAGTTATAGACCCGTTTCTTATTACATCTTCTATTGATAATAGTATGTTTTTTTCCGGATCTTGGAGAGAACCGACCTTAGTAGGAAAGTAAAAATCCTCAAATGAATTCCCATCCACATCCGAATATTGATAGAAAGATTTTTTATCGGAATAAGAACTGGTTATCTGAAAGTGGGAGCCGAGTTCTTTCTGTAGATTATATACCCCCACCTCTACTGTATCTTTCGGCGAGTTTCCAAACGAATACTCTCGACTGGATGAGACGAAAAATAGATTATACTCTTTCTTTCCCAAATACCCTACGATATTTAAAGAATTTTTAGACTCTTCGATGAGGTTCAGAGATGACATACTACAATAATTATGACCATTGGTGGTTATTTATTAGAAATTGTAGCATCTTTTTTAAGATAAAACGGAAACGTATCGGAAAAGTCCTCCTCAGATCTCCCCTCCCCGGCCGAAATTCTAAGACCAACTATTATATCTCGGCTCGCTTTCAAGTCCGATCTAAGTTTATATACCGAATCGTCTTGAACAGACGGTGTGCTAGAAGATATCTGCGATTTTAAAGAATTTATCTGAGCTCTGTATTCTGCTGTATCTGTTGAAGACGTGATCTGTGGTTCCTGTGTTGAAAATTCTTCAAATCCGAGAGTATAAAACTTGTTGAATTTTCTATAATCGTATTCGGAATTTCTTACGGGAACTTTAAGAAAAGATTCACTGACATTATTTGAATCTTCTTTAAAAAAAAGATTCCCGGCGGAATTGAAATTGTAAGAATACGGAAGAGTTCCGTGACGGAACGCTGCCATAGATTCACCGAATTTATTTAAATCTGCCATATCATCTCGTCACCTTAAATGTGTGTTTATCGTCGAATATTTGAATGGAACCGTCCGAAAATTCTGACTTTATCAATATTCTATAATATCTCTCCTGAGCAAGTCCTGTAGTGTCCAGATAGAAGAAGTTTCCGTATTCGTCGCAGCTTAACCTTGTATAATCATCAAAACCTATAACCGTCTCTTCGCTTTCATTATCTTTTATAGAATAAAAACTGCTTGACGGTAGAAATTTTGGAGTGAGGTAGTTGGTCTGCGCAGACACGAATCTTTTTAGGGGATTTTGCTCTCTTGAAAAAACTGTGAATTTTATTTTATTTCCACTCTTATATTCGGAACGTATTCCCTTTATACTAACCGATACACCCAGACTGGATGTGACGGGAGACAAGCTAGACGTGTTTATAGCGGCATCGGGCCACTTCACATCTATGAATGGTGAGTATATGGTATTAGTCTCCCTTCCAAAGAATTTTAAATTCATGGATGCGGAAGGATTCAACTCCTCAGAGGTCAGTAGAATTATTCCTTCGTTTGGGATACATCCGCATATCCATGCTCTGCATATCGAAGTTATGTCCATCGAAATGTCTGAACTAGCGTAACTGAAAGATTGAGAACAGATATAACTCGATGCGGAGACAGTCGAACAAAAGCTTAAACTTGGGTTATTTGAACAACTTGGCGGAGAAGAATAATACCAGGTCCCCCCTCCACGTTGAAAAGATGCCGTGGAGGATGTATCCAGATAATTTGAATTGGTTATATTCAAGTCTGCGTCCTGGTTTGGATACCACTTACTTGATGTGTTTAAAGAATTTTTATAGAGCCAACTCACTCCGTCTGCAGAACCACCGGATGCATATAAACCCGTTCCCATTGCCCAACTCTGACTTATAGGGAACGCATAGATTGTATAATCTATAGGAAGTTCTTTGGATTCTATGACCCGCAAGGTCAATGTGAATTTTGGATTTGATATATCTCCGGACGAAATAGACCTGCTTACTTCGGTCATATCAAACTTTATAAGAGAACGCTTTATGTAATTCTTATACTCATTTACAAATCGATTAACGGTTACATAGTATGAACCAGAAATATATCCAGAAAGAACACCCGTGAAGCTAGATAGACTTCCTGTATATCCGCAGGCCGAACCACTAAAACCTCCGTGCATAGTTCCAGAAACACAGCTGCTTCCCGTTATTCCTGTGAAGTGATCAACTGTAAATGATAGTGCCATATCGTATAAGTATTGTCATTTTAGTGATTTATGGGAAAACAAAGAAATCTTCGTCAGTGGATAAATAGAGAGCGTCCCCATCCTCCTCGGTTATAATATTTCCAAATTCATCTACTATCCCCGCAGGACCACATATTCCACCCGGAGATGAGGCGGCTGAACAATTTACTGATCCGCTTACGCTTCCGGTTGCACAATAAATGCTCCCCGTAAAATACCCATTAAAATTCTGGACATATCGGTTCACAAGTTCGCTGGATAAAGTGGTGGTGGAGAGCGACGCGGTCCGAAATGTTCTTGATAATTTGTTTACACATCCAACTTCAACGTAAGGAGATGTTCCGAAGTTCTTCCTCCGAGCAGTTTCTTCATTGTAAATGAAGGTATCTTTTTGACAAAAAATAAAATGATGCATATCAACAACTTTCGTTTTCCGTCAAAACCAACCCACATCCTATTATACTCCCCGAGACATCTGACGCCGAGCCGGTGATTGACCCTGTTATTTTTCCGGTAAATCGTATTAAGTTCAATCCAGAAAAATCGGTTATTGCGTGCTGTAAAGAAGACGTGTTCAGATAAGTTTTTACTGTATAATTTATCGAAGAGATTTCTAGTATTTCGTCACGCCCAAAGTTATTCCCTCTATAATCTGGGTGATTATCTACAAACGAATCTGCAGTTGGAAATACAAACTTGTGCATATTTTAAAGACACTTTCCTCTAATGTCTGTGTCTGGATATTTCACCTCGAACACGGCTGGGTCAATCGGAGGATATACTATCTTATGCTTTGTAGCAGCAACTAAATCATATTCACATGGAGAATAGTTTCCACCAACTAAATTCGTGAACTTCAAATCTGACACGGCCTGTACGCCCTCAACCTTTGCAATCTCAAGTTCTAACTGACCTATATTGATCGGTTGAGAAAACTGCCAAAGTTCTATATCGAAAAACTTTTTAACAGCGGAAATACAGTCGGCCAAAACTTCTTTTTTATTATAAGTAGAATAAGTCAGAACGGTAAAATCCACACCCACATTTACTATGAATCCGTCTATTATATTTACTCTATCCGATATCATCCTATATTTTGAAATATACTTCTTCAGATTGTATACCAACGCTTCATTTACGGGGGTGAGGTTTTTATTATCATCGTAAGTCAAGACATACAAATTTATTCCGAATGGATTTACGCCATCGAGATTAGCTTTTCTCAACCCAGCTTGAGTGGAATCTAGTATCAAATTGTGATTTTCATCCAATAATCCATTTACAGACTGTATATTGTTGGAAGTCAGATCTGACTCGGTTGAAACGTATGCTTTAGAAACTCTTCCGTATTCGGCAGGCATACTCAACACTCTGGCTACGTAATCTTCTTTAGTCACCATTCTGTCCTGGGAAGCAAAATTGGCCATAGCATTGTGTTTCATCTCCAAAATAGATTCGGACGAGGCTCCGCCTGTTGCAGGGATTGGATTTGACACACGCAGACTGCTTTTTACAGTATTTACCAAATTACTTTCTGCTGGCAGATACTCTACAGCATCATCGAATTCTATTTTGCTTATAGATGTTATATCCCCAACGTTTGCATTTGACTCAATCCCGCCGCCAATGATATATTTAACCGATAAGGTCGTGTTAAATGGCGACGACCCATAAGAATTGGATTTTACAAAACAGGTTGGATCCAGAGTAAGATTATATCTGGATACATTGGAGAATCCCACACCTAACAGTTCCGAGTTAGGTACTAATATCTCTTCCTCAAGACTGTCTGTAGATGAACCAAACTGAAGGAAGGTCTTATTATTCTCATCCACTTCGAGGATATATCTCCGATTTGTTCTTAGGAATTTTATTATGTTCGGCACGGTGGAACTATAGTCTGAATATTCTTCAAAATTAAACCGATTATTTTCTACCGGCAAATGAATCAAATCCTGAGCTAAAAAGTCAACCTGATACCAATCGTTATTATCGGAATCTTTCACCGAGACAATCTTTATTACGTTGTCCTCCGCCAATTCTATTCTCAGATTCGGAGTCTGGCTGGAAACAACAAACTCTCTGGAAATAGTTTTTCCTGAGTAAGCCTTTACAGATTTCTTTATAAGATAGAATTCTGGTTCCCCTGCGGAATTTCTTGAAAAAACTTCGTCAACTCTCGGGTAAAGTTCGCTTTTTATAGAAAAATTTACAGTTTCGGATGTGATGAAAGACGTTCTGTTCGAGGACACCGCTTCCATTCCCTCCTTAACTATCAGAGCGTATCTAGTGTCCGGCTCAAATGTTCCGTCACTATTTCTCTTTGATGGGATTATTTGATATAAATCTAAAATTGTCGCAGAAGGTTTGCTTGGTCTGGGAGTATACCCCAAGAACTTTACAAGGTTTATCACATTCTTCCGTTCTTCCGCAAAATTTATAAGCCCCTCCTTGAACTGATAGTCTATGTAGAAAGATAAAACGTCACCTACATACGATGCCATGTCTATGAACATCATTCCTGGAGAAGAGTTGTTGAAATCTTTGTAAGTTCTGGGATAATAGTGTTTTGCAAAATCGATAAGATTTTCCTTTAACGCGTCAAAATCTTTGCCTAGGTATCTGATTTCCCTTGACAGAGGTTTGAAATTCTTATCTAATGTTGTTCCCATAATTTAAATCTTTATGTTCTCTAACTCAAAGTCGAGGGTGTCTCTCTGATCGGTTTGTATCACTGTAAATTCTAACGTTATCCTCAACTTATAATTATCATCGTTGGAAGAGTTTTCTGTGTTAATAATAGATATTTTATCCACACTGACTTCGGGTATCCAGAAAGAAATCTCCTCCCTCAGAAGATTCTTTACTATCTCGTTCATATTCTCATCCTGTTGTTCAAATAAGACTGTGTATAATCTCGTTCCAAATTCCGGCATCATTCTCCGTTCACCCCTCCGCGTTTTTAAGAAGTTTGACAAATTAGATTTCACCTGGGTATTGGTATCGAATGACTGTTGAAAATACCCACCAGGACCATTTACAATCGGCAATGTTATACCTATAGGGTATTTCGACGATGTTATGTTGGATATCATTATCTGTTAGTTGACTTTGTTTTTGACAACTTTAGCAATTGAGAGTAATCTCGTGTAAGAGCTGCTGCCACGACCGGAGGGGCGCTCTCGACATTATCCAAAACCGAAGGTGCATCAGTTGTCATGGTAGAGGGTGCGCCCGCGACCATCTGGCCCTCTTGTTTTATTCTGACTGTGGTTTCGTTGAGAATGTCATTCAAGACAGCATTTTTTACATATTGACGCTTCTGACCAGTGGGTTGAGCAGCAGGTGGTGCCGGACGTGGTTGTTGAGGAACGTCATTCATTTGTTTGCGAACATTTCCCTCTTGAATACCCTTAGAGTGTGGTTTCATACCGGAAAAATATTCGTCCAATACCGATGGTAATATCTCCCTTAACTTACGTTCTATAGATTCCCCTATAATTTTTTTGAATTCCTCTGTGTTCATAATGTTATAAATATCTAAATTCGGTGTTATCTTCTATTTTTCCCCGTCCAACCACCAGGAACACCGTTTCCCGATGAGATATCTATGGTTACTGGGTTTACGCCGTCTGTTATCCTCCCACCATTCGATCCTGGAGAATATCCTCCGCCGGTGAGAAACACTCGCCGACTCATAAGAGTGTGTAATTTATCCCTAAGCGCGTACAGTCTTTTTAATTGAACAGGAAACTGAGTTTGGTCTGGATTTGCTCCACCCGCATTTGGGTGTGAGTGTTGGTAATGGTGTGAGTGTTCTATTAACCAATTACATAGATCATACAACCAGTCAACGGTCGTCTGTCCTAACAATGCCGGCTCTCCCGTCGCATCATATTCCCCCAAATATATGGCAGGGGAATTAAACACTACCTTCGAGTTTGTCGACATAACTATCTGATCGTGAGAATCCACCACATATTCACTATCCGTCACGACCATGTATCTCTTTTTTGAAAAATGTATAGATTCTCCGAACCTAGATGAAAATAAAAGCCTATCGCTGTTTATAACTATCTGATCCTTATCGAGCTTCGGAAACTCAAAAGATGTACTTCCTTTAGGACTGAACTTGGGTTGTTCCTCGGAAGCATTTTTTGAAAAGGGAGTCTTGTAACACGTCGTCCTAAATCCAGATATGGTTTTTCCAGATGTGATGTGAATCGAAGAACCGTCATTATTTATGTCCTCTGAAATATACCCAGTAAAACTCTTTTCATTTAAAGATTTTGATATGGGTTGTATATCATTAAGTTTCGGGTGAAGCGACTGTTTAGACAACTGCGCAATAGGCCGTTGTCTATTTCGTATCAATATCATGGGATTTCCGCCGCCGTAATTCTCATCCCCACTCTTGTAATTGTCATAATCACCCACATCGTTTTTTCTGTCGGCATCGTAAGCGCCCATTCTCACGCTCTGACCGAAACGGCCTTCGAGGATAACATCGCCCTCGAAACGACGGAGATTTCTTATCTTACTGTTAAACCAAAAGTAATTTCCAAGAATGCCGTTAAATCCCCCAGACGAGCCTCCCGGAAAACAATCAAATCTGGAAATAGGACCCCTCAATTTTACAGAGCCATATGAGGTGTTTTTTTCCTTTTTTCCGTATGTCATTTCATATCTAAAGTCGGCATTTGAATTACAATTTCCCTTCGTATTTACCTTTGAAGTGTAATAGAATTTATCGAATATCTTAACTACATGGACAATTTCATTAAGAGTGGGTATTGACAGTAACGTAGAATCCAGAGGAACTGCCCATATTAAAGATTCCTTTTCAAACTTTTCATGTGTATAACACAACCTAACTAAAGCTGTCCCTATTGAAAAATAATCTCTATCTTTTATAGAGAGAGGTTTTCCATTAAAATCTGGAGGGTTTTCAAGTGGAGTAATTACGTCACCCAACCCCTCGCCTTGTTTTGAAAAAATAGGGTGGTTATCATCTAAAACCACATCAAGGACTATGGCTGGTTCAAACTGGATTATGCTCCTGCCGCTCTGTATTATTTTATTGTCTCTTTTTGTAGACAATAATACAACATCATCTGTTGATGTATCAAATATAGAATGGTCTATAGAATAACTCATTTAATTTCCTTGACCTGAACTGTTGTGGATTTTGAGTTTCCCGACTGAAGTTTTTCTACCTCTTCCATGAGCTGTTTCCGTTCTTCATCAGTTATGGAAAATCCGTTTGCTCCGGCTGCTGCCTCTTCGTTTTGTTTTGAAATGATTCTTTGAATTATGGCAGCAAGCTTTACGAGTTGTTCATCGTTTTTTACCCCTACATCCAGATAGTCTCTGATGAGAGGAACTATAACTATGGCGTCGTTCACACCTTTTATAAGAGATCGGAGTTCACTTATCAGAACATCCAACTGATCTTTCTTTTCATTCTGATTTACAACTATTTCCTTACACAAGGATGAGAAAGATTTGCCCTTATATATCTCAAATTCATTAAGTTCCATATCCTATAAGTATCAACTCTCGGAAGACTTTAAGACACAATCACAGATTATCTATATAATTGGTCATATGACTCCCTCTTCCACATATTTCTTTGTGATTTTTTGCTGATATTCCTTCATCTTATTTATGATCTTTGTTATGGCTTGAGTTTTACATGACGAAATTTCTCTAATGTAGAGATATAAAGCTTTCTTGTTGAAATAATCCAACCGGTCACTGTTTCTGAACAGTTCCACAACCGCCTCAGCTATTTTAAGATCTCGGCTCTTCGGAAAAATCGTTTTTATATTTTTATCCCAATACTCGACCATCATTCGTATGAATTCTTCATTTTCTTTGTCTTTTTGATACGTATCGACGGTTTGCAACCGAACTGTGTTTTCATCGTTTTCTTCACTTATATCTACCTGCTGATTATAACGTTTATAGTTTGAATTGTTGTTAAATATCAAATAGTTTTTAGCGACTATACTAAAGTAGGAGAAAGCCTTACCCTTTCCCTCCTCAAACTTATGAATGTTAGCTACTAAGTGAGAAAGAGTTTCCTTCTGGACTTCAAGTGGGCCGACGTCAAAGTAGCTAAATTTGAAAGTATTAAAAACATTCTCTACCAACTTCTCGAATGATCTCTGTATACAGGTTTCGTATATATGATTTCTTTTATCCTGATCAACTTCTTTATTGAATCGGATTATAGCGTCTTCCGTATCCTTTGTAAAATACATCTTCTCGACCGATATCTTTTTAGGTTTAACCTCCGGTTGGGTGGATTTTTGTTCTACAATCTTTTTTGATGGATTCACCGATGGAACCGATATCATCTCCGTTGGCAATGGTGAACGAGACTTTTTAGATTGGGAACCGGCCACTTGCCGCAAATTCTCTTTTTTTGAGAGATTCTTCACGGGCATCTTGGTCTTTTTTGATTTCTTCTTGAGTTTCGACATAGGTTTTTTCTTTTAAATCGTTCACGATGGATACGATGTTTGAGAATACGAAGCCAACTTCATCATCACGTTCAAAGATTTCTTTTTCGTCGACCATTTTAAGCATATAATAAGTTTCCTTTACTATGCCTTGATATTTGAGTATCCAAGACTCGTATTCATCTATCTTATCAGTGGCAACGTTAGTTGCCTTTATAAGAAAAATGTTAAGAATTATTGATACTAACAATGCCAATGATAAAATGATTGTGATCATACATCTTCGTCGGCGTCGCCCGAGGAAAACTCTTCCAAGAATTCCACGGCCTCGATTACAATATCCCAGTCGGAACGGTTGATTCCTCGCCTAAGTAATTTTAACACTTCTTCTATTTCTGTTTCGCTCATAATATGAATTATATATCAAAAACATTTTAAAAGAGTCGTTTAATTCTTAAACAGTCTGGAAAAATAATCGTGACGTCTCCGTTTCGATGTAACATTACTATTCGGTTTACTAATTGTCAAATTCTTTTTTAAGATATTTTCTTCAATCGAAATATATTTGTCCGTTAATTTTTTTTTTCTCCTAACTGTTCTTGATCCGCTGTATTATATGCTAACAATAGACATATAGCCAATGGGTCAAACACGGTTATAATCAACACGATGAACCACTTGACCACCTTATCCATAGAAATTCCCGCCTCGTCGGCAACGAACTTAAAAGTTATTATATCATTCTTACCCATCTCGGACAACTTCAATTCTGATATGGATTTGTTCACCGCATCGATATCTTGATATGCGGCTTCCATCTTTTTGTTTTCCGATTCTATATTAGATTCACTCCTTGTTATCAACTCTACTGTCTGAGTCTGTAGTTCCTGTAATTGTATCGGGTTTCTTGCAATCATAGAATTCGTCATGGTCTGACCCATCCGCAGTTCTTGTGCAGCTCTCAAGTCATTTATGGTTACTATCCTAGATTTCGACAGATCTATCTTTTTGTTTATATCAGACCGTTTAGACTCCAACAGTGAAATCTTCTCCAAAGATAACTTATTATCAAGTGAAGAACGTTGATAAGAAGCGGTCAAATACCCAAAAATTCCCAACGATGTTATGAACATCAGAACCAAAACGCTGAGTGTTAGGTATATTTTTAGATAGTTTTTTGTGGCTTTCCAATATTTAAACAGATAACTTGTTGACACAAGTTTTCCGAGTTCCAACGAAGCAGCCATCACCATCGCCGATTCTTTTGAACCGGAGAAAAGCATGGCTATACCTATAATTGAGAAATACGCGGCTACGGAGGCTATAAAAATTGACGTAGAAGCGACTAACTGTTTAAATGTGAAATTGTGCATACTGTATCACTATAAATATCAACACAGTGTCGGAAACTCTTGAATCTAAAAGGATTTTTGTTCTCGTTTCCACGCATCATATTCCGAACGACAGGCCAAATAATCGCCCGCATGAATCACTCTAGGAAGATTTGTTTTCAACTCATTGTCTGGGTTGTAACTCTTTAAGTAGGAAGAAGCCGCTTCGTGGTAAAGACCGTCCGACAATTTAATCGCCAACGTTTCTTTCCATGTGCAAACAATCTGGTGTTGTTGTAGGATATACAACGCCCTATCCGTGACATCCATATACTGGAGATTTGGGTTAAACTTAAATATTTCTCCTCGATTTTTTTTGTGCCATTCGCTGTCTTGTGTAAGATAATACTCCCCTTGTTGTAAATCGCCCAATTTACCCAGATCGTGATGTATCGCGGAAAATACCAACTCTTCATCCGTGAAATCTATGGTAGCACCCATTGCTTCCCACAGTTTCTTTGTTCCAACGGCGGCCCGATACACGTTCATAATGTGGTCAATATACCCACCAACATAGGCATTGTGGAAGTGTGCCTTTGCGGAAGCTGGGGCCATAACCAACCTCACTCCATATGCATCTTCCGAATAGAGTTTACGGAGTCTATCTAACCTTTCTCCTGAAAAGGTCTTTTCGACCAAGGCCATAAATTTATCGTAGAGTTTTTGAAGATCCGTCTCTGAGTATTCTTTCATTTAAGAATGATATACTGATAAACTGTAGATACAAGTTTATTTACTTCGGATGTAATCTACTAACTTAATACACTCGTCCGCTTTACTGTTTATCTTCGCCATGTCGAGATTTCCCGACTTAGCATACGGTAAAGATATAGAAAGTATCTCTTCGAGATTTTTTCTAATCGAATCCTCAACAGTTTCGTTCACTTGAATAGAGTCGCTCATAATCGTATCTATAAGTATCGAATACATCAGAATATTCTACATTTTTATGTGTAGGGAGCCACGGGCCTCCTTCTGTGAAGTGTAGTCCTAAAGGTTTTCCATCGTTCGGTTCTTTATACCATCCGACCAACCAATTCCATTGAATCGGTATCGAACCGATGTCATCCTCTTCTAAAAATTTCAATTGGTGGAGAAATGCGCCTGATTGGCCGTTAATTGTATCTGGAGATAACGTTTTTATTTTTGGATGTTCGTTATTGAAAATCATCAAACTGCTCCAGTTCTTTTTTGGAAACCTGGTTTGAATTTTTCCACCCATTTTAGTTTCATTTATTGGGTTATAATTGTGTTTACAGCACATCACCGCGAATCGGTCATCATACAATTCGACCAAATCATAGATGTCTTTTAGAAAAACAAAATCTCCGTCCACGAATATAGAAACCCCACGGAACTCTGAACAGTGTGGTACGAAAAATCGTGCAAAAGAAAAATCAGTGGATTCTGTTGGGTCGTCCGCACGTCTATAACTTTCGACGGTATATTTGTTTATGGGTCTAATATTGACTCTATATCGTGCGTGAGTTTCTATACTAAATTTACAAACCTCATACGCAATCGGGTGTGCTGAGTCTAATCCTATAAATACGTTAAAGTTCTTTCTCATAAAATAGATCTGCCAAATTTTTTCCCACCTTCTCACCGTGAATGTTGCAGACGTTACATGGAGACAATATCCTTTTTCCAAGCATCAAAGTATCTCTATATGAACCGAGTTTCTCTGAGTTCCATATTTCAGATAAAGTGTGAGTGTTTATGTTCAATTCGCTTCTACTCTTTCTCCCCCAATCTTCACAACATACGAGAACGTCACCATTCCAATCTATCACGAGCTTATAGAACGGCAAATAACATTTATTGTATTTGAATTCGGATATTTTGTCAGAATTTACTGACACGAATCCTGCACGGTTAGTGAATCCGACGGGATTTTTATCCCCATAAGAGATTCTCAACGTATAGTCATCATCAGCATACCCACGGAACAGATTTTTGAACTTTTCCAAAGATTCCTCGCCATCATAAACGCTTACTATTATGTGATTTATGCCAGCGGAGTAGATCTGTTCTATCAGATTCGGTGTGAGCCTATCTCCGTTGGTGTTGATTTCGTGAACCGACAAATCCGGATTAGCTTGTGACACAAACCCTACGTGTTCCAAGAAATTTTCTGTAAGCAACGGTTCTCCGTTCCCAGACCAGCCGAGTCGGCCACTGTATCCAAATTCGGTAAGTCTCTTTGACAACGAACTAACTGTTTCAATAGATATGTGTAAATTTTGATTGGGATACTTCTTAGCATCTGAACGTGGACAAAACCCGCACGTTCTATTACACAGCTCAGTTGGGTTCACCGTTATGCTCTGCAAACATCCATTGACCTCATCGGTATGTTTTATCTGAGAGTTCCTCAAAACAACTACATCGGATTTTGATTTTGCTATCATTGGGTCAGAAAGTTGAATTTTTTCTGTAAAACTACGAACATATCGAAGTAGTTGCTCATAAAAATGTCTTTGTCGAAAATATGTTTGGTGTATCTGATTGAATTGAAAAAACACGTTTCGCTTGGAATCCCCTTGTATTTTTCCCGTATCTCTCCGTAATACTTGCTGTGTAAAAAGTCGTTAGTCACAAAGTTGGTCTTAGAACAGAGCCAGATGTCATCCAATACGCTTTTCATATCACCCTTCTCCCTGTGATATAGCGGGCGATAGTGATTCCTGACCGGTCTTTCTGTGGAATATTTGTTGGAAAAGAAATCGACCATCTGTTTACATCCTCCTACGAAAACAAGAGACTGTGGATTGAACTCTTTTATATATTTTTCGACAACAAAATCTGTTATTTCTATATCTACATCAACGTTCAATAGACTCTTATTCTTGACGTGAAACGTGGTCAGTTTTTCAGAAACGTTCGGCTGAGCGCCGATGAGAATTTTCAATTCTATACTATCTGTCTGGATGGGATGAACTTTCGGGAACCATTCGTAAAAAAGTAAAGTGTCGCCCGACAGTGCTTCTGGAACAACTCTTGTCAATGTCCCCTTCCGTCCGGTCTTAGATAAAAATCTCGAAAGGATGAATGCCTCAAATTTGTTGGAGGTATCGTTCTTTAATGCACGGAACATTTCTACCGGTATGCCGCTGAAAAAATCAGAATATATTCTCAACTCTATATCTGAGTTTATAGACAGTGGAATGAGAGCATCGTTGTAAACCGTTAAATCGGCTCCAAGTTTCTTTGCCACAACATAACTTTTTAACAACGTCATAAGATTGGTGGTGACACCAAAATAATCCTGTGATATGTTATGTAAGGTCATAGATATACCATATTAACGTGTTTCACATAAAAGACAACATTTATCTGTCAGACAAAGATTTTTTATTGGATGAACGAAACCAATCTAATTTAATACAAAGTGACATAAAGAGGATACTAATATGCACCGAGTATATTGACGGTGAGATAATAAAGAACGAGTCATTGTGCCGTTTCTTATCGGCTTCAAGAATTTCTATTGATTGGGTATTTGACACACAGAGGCTCATTCACGAAACAAGATTTAAGATGAAGGGAACGGAGGAATTCAATAAAATACGTAATGCACTTCGATGTAATTCTATCAAAACCACCAGGATTTTCAAAGATTTGGCGGATTTTAACGGAAATATTCTGTTAGTGTGCAACAAGATGAATAAAATGTCTCCTGTATTCTGTCTATTGATTGAAAACTTAAAAACGGAGAGATCTTCCAATTACATACTGGACTCTTTACCAGAGAGTTCTAAGGACGAAACCTCAAAAATCAGAACCACTCGGATTTTGGAATGTTATAATATGTTGAAATCGGTATGATTCCATGACATATTTGAACCATGAGGTTTAGGTCTATAAAATTGTGGAAGGATCCGTTCCAACACTACACGTTTTCTCGGTTTTTTTCTCCCGTAGAGCTGGCAGACTACAAGTTCGTGGACCCTCACGGAGAAAACGGAAACCAACTCAACCAGACCAGAACCAGCAGTAAACGAAGAATCTTTATTGATGACGAATTGTGTGAAAAACACAAAATTTACTCAAAACTTCGAGCCTTTTTCTCGTCGGAAGACACCCTCCGTCTGTTTGAATCATATATCGGAGCGCGTGCTCCAGAGTATCTCCGTATGGAAATCATAAAAGATGTTGGAGAGTCTTGGTTAGAACCTCACTGTGACATAAAAGAGAAATACCTGAGTCTGTTAATATTCATTAACGATGTTGGCGAGGATGAAAACTTAGGAACCGACCTATATTCTTCCGAGTTAGTGGTCAAGAAGACGGTTCCATTCGTGGATAACACCGGATACTTTTTTTATCCTGGAGATAACACATGGCACGGTCTGGAACGGAGAAAAATTAAGACGCACAGAAAGATTCTTATGGTGAATTATGTGACTTTTAAGACCGAAATTCAACTTCCTCTAAGAGTTCCATGAGACTTAAAAAACTGGACCAACACGTCAAACTTTTCTGCCTTTCCGGCTCTAAATAACGTGTATCCAGGACGTATTCCGTCTAAACAAAACTCTCGTACCAACAGTTCTAACGGAACAAACTCGGTGTTCACACAGTTCTGTAAATCAACCATCACTGACAAAGAATTTCCTCTCGACAAACTCCCACCCTCTCGTAAAGACACCTTAGATTCCACTCCGACTTCTTGAAATGGAACACCAAAATGGGAACAAACGGTGTATTTCATTTCATTGTTTCCAGAGACGAAAAATGGAGTTTTTCCTGGGTTTACACTCAAAAATTTTGTAATTGCGTTTATCCAATATCTCCTTTCCATATCAAACTGTTCCGGTGTACTTGTTTTTAGATTGAACGATACGACGTCTAATGTAGGGGAACGATATTTGTATTCATCTGTTATTATTGGGTCAAACCTAAACGGTTCTATTATCTGTGAGAGGGATTTTTCGTAACCAACAGCACCATCATTGTAGTCGAGAAGGATTGTCTGGTTTTCCTTCAACGATACATTTGAAATGTTTCCGAACCGATAAACAAGTTCCCCTTTTATAGAAAACGGATACCACTTCTGAATGAATTCCTTGTATAAATCGGTGTAACTCTCACCTGCATCCAATCTCGCGCGTTCATTGAAAATGTGTTTTTGAGAACAGTTGTAATCGGGGAAAGAAACTATGTCTAAGTCAATGTCATCAAACCTCAGAATTAAGTTTTTCTCTGTTTCTAAACATGGAAAAATCAAATTAATAGAGTTCTTCTTACAGAAATCATAAGTTATGATGAACTTTAGAAGGTTTCCAGAAAGGCCGGTGTTTTTGACCGAGAAAAGTTGGTTCATAGAGCTCTGAGTTTCCCCTTTTTTAAAAGAATCGAATGTAAAGCACGTTCGTATGAATATGGATGACGATTCTTGATGTCTCTGTTATGACTTTGTTTCCAATACCAACCGGTTTTAAAAAAGTCGAACCCATACGTATAAATCTCAGATTCTTTGAAGTGCTTCATAACAAGTCTTATTGCTCTATAACCAAGACTCGGATTTATCAACGACAGATCTATGCTCAACGGACCCATCTCTTTATAAGACTCTATTATATCCAAGGCATCTTGACGGTTCATAAAGTGAACGAGATTTTCCTTTTGTCTGTCATCCAATAAGGATAATATCTCTCCCTTCACGGTTTCTATTTTGTTATCATCATAGTATTCATTGAAAACTGGAAAAGTAACAAACGTTTTTGTTTTTCGGAGCCTCTCGGTGTTAAGCTTCCAATGAGCCGTTATACAGTAGTCTGTTTTTGTGCCAACGTTTTTTTCAAATCCACCCAGTTCATATGTTCCAAGTCTAACAACGGTGTCAAACGCATCAATTTGGTCCCCGAGAGTTCTATCTAATACTTCACAACCGTTTCCTATTAATACAAGCTTTCTCATCCGTCTTTTAGAGCAACCCTTGGTTGGAGATAATACGGCGACGGATTTATTAAAGATGGCCAGTAGTTCTGGAGTTTTCCGGGAGGAATGTTACGTATTCCCTTCAAAAAATCTCCCACATTTCGGTGTATATCATCCACAATGGGCCTCGCATCTTCTCCTAAGTTTCTGTTCATATCCTCTATTACCATATCCATCTTTTTATTTATTACACAGCTGTAGTTCTTATACAGTTCCGATAAATCCGAATCCGATATTGAATGGATATGTTTAAATCTGTCGAAATATACCTTATCGAATTCTTGAGGAGAACTGTAGCCCATGAAATCCATTATTCTTATATAGTTTATGTTCATCCCTTCGATAAAAATAAGGCGTATCACATCCACGGAAGTCAATCTAAAAAGGGGTTCTGATAGTATGGGCAAAAGCGTAGAACCTATAAAACTCAAAGTGATCTTCATAGATTCCTCGTAATTTCCCATGGAAAATATCTCCACATTAAAAACCTCCGATATAGGGAAAGAATCTATTTCTTTCGTAAGAAGGTTTTTAAGAGATAACGTTCTATCATTCACCTCGAAAAAATTTTCGACTCCTCTATCATATGGGATCGAATAAATCACCCCATTTCTATTTATTTTAAGGAATCCACAATTATTCTCAAGTGTCTTGATAAGCCACTTTTCAAATGTAACCATATTCTATAACTTATGTTTTAATCAAATATCTGAAAGCATACAAGTGTCCGGAACTTGTTATAACGGAGTTTGTTGGATTTAAATTCTCTGGAATACTCCCCGAATGATTCACGCTCGGTATAAAAAATGATGACGAGAAAACCCTCGATGTCTCTACGAATCCACTATCGTTATAACCCATGAACTGTAAAGTTTGGTTGGATTGTCTCAGAGAGGATGTAATCATATCGTTATAAGATCCGCTATAACGAACTACGCTGCAGGTGAAAGATTGTCCGTCCGGCAAAAGAAGTCTTGCGGGAACTTGATGGGTTATACTAGCAGGAGAAGATTGTCTTAAATATCCATCAGAAGTTTGGTCTGTAATATTTTCAGTGACAGAGAACCTTGAACTATATGCTACATTTGAGGACGGGGTGAACGTCAGCGATGTATGCGGTCCAAGAGATAAGGCTTGAGTGATATTCGTTCCCTGTATATGGACACTTGCAGTATATGTAAGCGTGTCTCCTGTATTTTGTTCTGTTATTATAAATTTATATTGTGCGGCGCCGAGGCCGGTGAATGATACCGTTGGGACTCCTTCTCTTAAAACCTGTGAAGAACCGCTACCACCTGCTTTCAGAGCGGTTATTGTATATATACCTCTTATGGGCGACAAGGATTGGGTGGTGAACGTCACTACCCCAGAGCTTAAAGCGTGTCCATATATGTTTACATCGTCGTGATCTATAAAACAATACATCGGTTGAGTTATAGTCGTTCTCGACGCTGATATTACCAACTCTGGGTAAAAACCAAATTTGTTTCCAACTACATTGTATAGATTTTGATATGAGTTTACGAATACATCCCGACCGTTACATACTAAATAATTCCCAGTTCCTTCTATGGCCGATGTATCCATCCCTGCATATAAAACCATATATCCGGTTTCTATACCATTTGCAGAGTAGTTTGACTTAGAAGCCGTCAATGCGTGACTCGAACTTAGTGCATAGCTGCTGGAATAAGCAAATACTCCTGACCCCGATGCGGAGCTCGCCGATATTGAATACGAAGCGCTCAGTGAAGTCGAACCGCTTAGAGAAAAACTGCTAGATAATGAGTATGAACTGGATAATGCGAATATACCTGATCCGGATGCAAAACTCGCTGTAAGAGAATATGATGAGGAGGCGGCGTAACTGCTGCTAAACGCATATATTCCGCTTCCGCTTCCTGCCATAGAAAAGCTAGAAGTCAGGCTGGATGAAGCCCAACTGCTACTAAGTATTCTATCGGAGACAGATGATGTGAGGGAGTAACTTGCAGACTCCACAGATGCAGATGCAGCGATCACCGTAGAAAGATACCCCCAAGTTACGCTCTTAGATTCTGAAATAGGTGCCACGTCTTGGATCAAAAACAAATCTTCATTTGATATTTGACCATCGATACTGTTGAGTTCGGATATTCTCTTGTTTGCCATGTGTCTCTAAATAAGTATGTTGTAGATTATCGTTTTATGTTGTAATAAAACGCGCTTCCAGATGGACCCATATCTGTCCCATACACTATCCCTTCTGAATATGTTCCGATTATAGTTCCGGTGCCATATGATTGACTTATTTGAGTATTGGTAGGGTGCCCGAGGATTGACGCCGAAATGTAATTTTGTTTATTATAAGGACCTGAACCAGAATAAAAGTTTGAAGAAATTTTTGGCAATCTATTGGAAACCATACCATCGGTGAATTTATTGCCTATAGAAGAAGACAAGTCGGTGTAAGAGGTAGAATAACTCCTCCCATTGCAGTCATACCACGCATTAGATCCCGTGACTCTAATTCCGGCATACAATAATATCATTCCTGGCAAAGGCCCATTTGAAGATGTCAATGATATGGAACTTCGATCAGAATAAAAAGAAGCGCTATTTATTGAAGACGATATCGAAAACGTACCGGATCCGCTTGAATTGAGTGTAAACTCTGCAGCTGAAGAGCTTACTACATTTCCAAAATTTGATGAATGACTTGCGTTTAAATTAAAACTCGATGATATAGATGTTACACCTAATCCCGAAGCATACTGTGCACCACCGGCAGAATGATACATAAACTCACCGTATCTAATAGTCGGTGGGTTGTTATACGTTATCGTTGCCGAGAATTTCAAAACTTTCTCACTCGAATCTAACTTCGATACTTCAAATTCGTATACTCGTGCCGGAAGACCAAAATAACTTATTACACCCGACGTAGGACTTATGATTCTTGACCCGATTATATCCGCATGACTCGTTGGTTTTAAAACATAAGAATTTGCAAATGGACTTCTTGGTTTTACGGTTATGCTTCCGCCAGCATTTGGAATGGTGTAGATATTTAAGGTATCGTCGCTCGCGGTTATCTCAAACAAATCAAAATTCGTGAAACACTGACTAACGGAAAAAGCATAACTACTTGACCAAGCAAATGAATTTGGTCCACTCAAATTTAAAGTATAATAAGAAGAAGATACCCGTAAAGATACACTACATGAGGGTGTAGTCCCCGCCGTAAATGAGCTCGTCAATGCGTAACTTGAAGATAAAAATGTGGTCCCATCAATCGCATCCGACAAATCCCCCAATGATACTGTGTGGGTGGTAAGTTTACTTCTATCGACGACCACGAATAAATCCGCAGAGTCGATGGAACTGCTTATCGAAGTTAAATTATGGATCTGGCGATTTGACATTACTTATACACTGATAAGTATGGAATGTCAGTCCTTTTTGGATTCTTTTTTGATCTTTTTGATGATAAACTTCACCAATTTTGACCTAACAATATCGTCGTCATCAAAAGTAAATGTATAAATTCCATTTTCTTTGCTTTCTCCGTCGTTGAAGGTATCAAACATTTTCTTGAATCCGCTTTTAAGTCCTATATCAGTTTGATCGGTATCTCCTAAAACAAATATCTTGCTAAATTCTCCGACACGGGTAATAAGTGTTAACAATTCCTTGGAGGTCATGTTCTGTGCTTCGTCGGCTATAATAGATTTAGCATTCCAGTTAAGTCCCCTTAGAAATCCAACAGGCACGGATTCAACCCTACCATCCAACTGTAAAGATCGAACTTCGCTTGGTGGCAACAATTCGTCTAATTTATCTATAAGCGGCTGTAGATAAGGAGCCATCTTCTCATTACATTCTCCTGGAAGAAATCCCAGTTTACTATCACTGCTTTCCACCGCGCTTCGAATATACATTAAATCGCTCACTCTCTTATCGTTCATAAGCTTAAGCGAAGCTAACACGGATAAATATGTCTTGGATGTTCCCGCTGGGCCAGACACAAAAATCATCTTTACATCTCTATTTAAAGCAAGTGATATAAATTCCTTCTGTTTCTCTGTAAGTGGTTGTTTCTCGAAGATGGTCAGTCCGGTTTTTATTTTAGATTTTTGAGGTATAACTGGGCTTGTATCTGGCTTCCGACGATTTTTATTTTTCATACTTTTTTAGTAATTTGACATTAATACGTTTAACTCTATTACAGAGTTCGTATTTCTCTTCATCAACATAAAACTTGTAGATATTCTCTACGTTTTCTAAAAAACAATCTCCGTGTAAAGTGACTATGAAATCTGAACCCTTGAAGGAAAAAACCTCAATTGAATCTAAGTTATTCTCTAATGAGTGTTCAATTGAATCTAAAACCTGTTCCGTCATTTTTATCTTATTTTTAGACAGATAGACTTTAAGTTCTGCGTCATCCGACGGTAATTTCAATGACTTATACGATGATGTAGCCATATTTCTAACTGTCTAATAAATATCACATAAACCTTCTAATCGACCGTTTTACTGCAAAATAAAACGCCGAGGTGGTTAATTCCTCGGCGTCTTTTATATCGAAATATATTAGTAGACGCGATGACGCTTCTCATCCTTTTCTAAAATTTCTACGTGTGAAGTGGGATCCCAACGGGACACCAATCCCTGCCAATAACCATACTCTTCTCCGGCCTGTTCTTGCGTTGAGTATTCTAGGTCAGAGACTCTCTTTCTATCTCTTATAACTACGAATCGTGTTGGCTTTGTCAGTTTGATTTTGTTTTTTTGTGTAGTGTCTGTCATACGTTTTAATATTCTCACTCATTGTTCTGATTGTCAACATCTTTGATAATGAAAGATATATTGTTTATCAAACTGGAATATTGGTTTAACCTTTCCGAAGAAGATTTGGTTGGTTCATGTATATTGAGATTTTTTATTAATTCTTCAATCTCGGATAAAGCTTTTAACGCACGGTTTTTTACCTTCCGTTCGGCTGTAACAAAACTCTTCGGAACCATGTGTTCAAACTCCGGCTCAGTCTCCGGTGTTTTGAAATCATCTTCATCCATGTAATAACGATTTTGATTTTTCATTTGATTTGTTAGTTAAAAACTCCACAAGTTCATCCTTACTCTTCGAGGTCAATACGATTTCATCGGCCCACAAATTTCCCGTTGTAAAAAGTCTCCATGTCCACCGAAGACGTTCTTCCCAGGATAATGGCCTTGTGAAATTACCGTAACTCCAGATGGAAAAATTGTATTGATCAAACTCTGTATCATGTTCCACTTCAACAGCATGTCCATAACAGGCACATTTTATGAATAATGTTCTCGATTTTTGGTCTTTAGTCATACACTTTTTATATTTATTGATACTATGAATTCGTATCCTCGACACGGTTTAATTGATAGAATTCTTCACATAATCCTTCACTCCCGCTGTATAATACGTATATCATACAAATTCATAACTGGCAAGATTTTATACCGAGATTTTTGTAACAGGTTTAAGTTTTTCAGAGACGGAATAATCCGTTCGTTTCTTTGGAAATGAATTGAAAGTATTTTGACCACGGGAACGTCTCGTCCCATCCAAGAGCTTACACATTCAAGGTAGCAGCCTATCACGGTAATTCGGTTAAACTTAATAACTTACTGTTTCGCGTGAGTATTCGTATATGTAATATGACGAATATATAGTAGTTCTTCACAGGTAACTTTCAGGGTGGAGCCAGCGGGAGTCGAACCCGCGTGGACAACATTTACTCAACCCAAGACTACACGTTTATGGTTTTTATTTTTTCGTGAAGGTGATACTAAAACCCGAAAGTTCCTCTCCCTTAGATTTGAGTTACTTCGACAAACCAACCAAATCAAATGGTTTATCTAGCTCGATAAATAACGTAACAGGAAAATATCGTGCGTCAATTCATGTTACGGGCAGCCTAATTAGGCTACGGCGTATTCGGCCTCGACACCTTCTGGTGTGAAGTCGTATGCGATTACGTTTTTAGCGTTTATCTTTTGATAGAATTTTAAAGAAGCCAACTATCATCTTCTACGTGCCTTAGATTTCGTTTACATTGCCTCGAAACCAGTATGGCCCCAATGGTATTCAAAGAACTAACCAACTCTAACATCAATAAATAGAAAGTCAATTAGATTTTCCTAAACGAATATCCCTATCATGGGGTTTCTCTCCCAACGGAGGGTCGGTCGGACAGCTTGGCATATGGTGGACCAATCCGCTCATGGGCATTCTATAACGAGTTTCGCTTGGAAGTATTTCACGTTTGCATCTAAAACACATATCTTTATTAGCCTCTCCCTCAAACTCTTTTAACAAATCATTTTTTGTGGAATTTGTCGGGAGGGTGTGTCCACATGAACTACAAGACTTTGTTCCCTCAATATCATTATGAATCGAGGTTTCTCCATAAGTTCCTTTTTTACACCTTACACATTTCTTACCAGTTATATTAATCGTCTTTTCTGGTTTTACTTCTGGCTTAGGCATTGTGAATGATTGCATCTCATTCACGAGATCCCAAAGATTCTTCCCCATCACATCATCATAAACCGCAGAATCAATTTTATCCCATTGTTCATCCGTTGGTGCCGGCGTGACATTTTCGATTTCGACATCAACTGACGTCTCATCAACTTCTGAATGAAATTCTCCGTGCGGTTGTGGTGTTCCGACTACGTTACCAGATACGGTTGCTTCATAGTCAAAATCCGAACCGTCTACATTAACCGTGCCTTTAACGAGTTTTGAAAAGTGTTCCACATCTTCTTTTATCTGGCCCGCCGACAACTTCTGATTCAACTCAGCAGCAACCGCTTTTGCCCGACCCTCATCATAATACTCCATACCAATCGGAGTCTCTTCATATTCGTCACCCATAGGGTCAGATGTCACTTTTACAATCTGATAAACAATCTCACGTTCGGCATCTGGGTCTCGACTTCCTCTTGATAGGTCTTCTCGGTTTACAAAGAAATGAGTTTTCTTACCCGAACTGACTGATTCGTTTACTACTGCGCCATCACTTGGGCGATCATCCAAGTTATACATCTTTCTAAAATAATTGTATCCGTGGACAACATCTCCGGAAAATGCATAAACACCTATATCGCGTTTTCCACTTGGGTATCTTGCCCACACGTATTCGTATTTCTTTCCCCCCATCATAAACGGTACTTCACCATTCATTTGACGGAGATAAGTCACATACGGCTCATCATACTCGCTCTTGTTTTCGTTCAAACATTGACGGATAAGTTTTTTCAAAATTCCTTTTTTCATAGTGGTAATGTTAAATAGAACTCAGCTTCCTTTAAACTCATTAAATGCTTCCACATAGTATTCGTAGTTCTTTTTATCTTTATCAGAATCGTTAGTTCTAGGTGGAGATAATTCCTCAAGGCTCAAAGGAGTGGAGTGAATTTTTTTAACTTCTGCTTCCATGTGTTTCATATTCGTGGAATAACGTGTGTTCGGCTCTTCCATATCACGGTGTAACTGTCTAAGTTTTGAAGCTCTGTCGTTATCACCGTTTCGTTGGGCCGCAAACGCTTGTCTCAATATTTCGGATTTTTTCCTTCTTTGGGCAATGACATCTGGCTTAGACTGGTCTTCCTTTTCGTCATCGTCCACTTTTTTACGAAGCGGCATTATAAGACGATAATTCACGTAAGCAAGTGCATGATCTAACATCCACACAAACCTCTGTTGAGGGTCTTCTCCTCTCATGTCTCCAAACTTGTTCATCACATATAATCTACAAAAACTCAACTTATCCAACAGGTCGCCTAGAGTGTGTCCCTTAAATATTCTCAGAAACGCTTCCGGAGTCGTCGCGGTTTCCTTGAACCGACTTATTGTTCCGGGCTGAACCAGAGCGGTTTCTTCGTTTTCATTCATTTCATTTGGTTCACATTTTTCGTTCATATACTTTGAAAGTTCACTTAAAAGTTCAGTTGCGGTTGTTTTACCACCGAATTTTTCATTTATCTCCCTCAATGCCTTCTTTATATCAATCCCCCTATCTCGTAGAGCACGTATGATAGCTACCGCTGACGTTCCATAGTGGCTCAATTTCTTCTCAAGTTCAGCGTAAAGAATGTCAGCGGGTATAACATCACCTTCATCATCCGCCAAATTATCAATGGTCTTTATAATGACGTTCTTGATTTCCTTCTCCCCCGACTTTGATGCGGCGCCCAAGGCATCCAACTCAGCCTTAATGTTAATCATGTCTATCTTGTGACGGCGTTTCTCGGATTGTGACCACGTTGCTCCTTTGACGTGCTCATCGGATTCCATC